TTGTAGGGTTAAGGTTATGTTAACATAACCTTAACCCTACAAACAGAATCTTCAACAGAATCTTCAACAGAATCTTCAACAGAATCTTCAACAAAATCTTTAACAGAATCTTTAACTTCAACTTCAACAGAATCTTCAACAGAATCTTCAACTTCAACTTCAACTTCAACTTCAACTTCAACTTCAATAGGTTGTACAATACAGCAATGTATAGCATGCCGCTGTTGGCATCCTTTATCTTCTGATGTAGATACAATTTTGATACTCATCACCCCACTGACTTTGGCGCTATGGCGCATCTAGGGGGTCCACACGACCCAGCAGATATTCTGACTGTCCAGGATGTACTTAACGTTGTACAAGCTTTTATTCTGCGAAATTACAGAAATCTCCAGAAAGGCGCATTATTGACCCGAGCGCTGGCAAATTTTTGGGATGAAGCCAGTGGGTTGACATATAGAGATGCACTTGCACGATTTGAAGCTGTGGCATCAGAATTCCAACGTCTTCAGGAATACCTTGCAGCTGCAAAGAATGTAATTGAATTTCAACATAGACCCCGCGGTGATGAAAACGCAGTTACGCGTCGTATAACGAATACTGACATTAGACAGCGAATAGCCGAGCTAAATACAGCCATTACACACCTACAAGCGACACTGGCTCTGGTCAAAACCCATATATACACTCAACACGCGGGGTATATTGGCAATGCACACGGCCATGCACCCCCAGCTAATGCAAGACTCGTACATATCGAAGGAACGGCGGACCCGGAACCCGGGCTTGATTTGGGTGCAGAAACTGAACCCGAAGGCGATGGCAAGACTGGCTCTGGTAAGCACATGGCACGTGGGGATTACTGGCATGAGATGCAAAATCGCAAGTAAAGCTACAGTTTATCGACACACGCGCTCACCACACAATCATCGCGTAGGATGACATATAACCACACATTTCTTACGACAAGGGGTCATCGAATTGCACGCAACTACATTGTATCCACCCTCACACACCACCCTCTACTCATCCAGTATAATATCCGATACAACGCCAGGATATCAAAGAAATGCTACGCGTGTTGGATCAAGAAGCGGTCTGGACAGCGTCGAGGGGTGTGTTTTGGGGACACTCATTGACCTGCTCGACATCCTTTGCGGTATTGGCTGACTGCGGATGCGTACTATCGTCGTGCGATTGAATGGTAGCATTCTTCTTTGCACAACCGAACACACCCTTAACTGCGATATACCCCTTTGCGTGAAGATACCGAAGCGCGTTCTTGCCCGCCTCATGCCTCTTCTTCGATACGATACGCCCCGCCTTAGTCTTAATTAGGTCGTCTTTCGTAAGCCGACCTGACGTGCGCGTCGCATTACCGTGGAACACCTCAGCACGAGAACCGACGGTCTTCATGGTAAATTTCACAAAGCGGTAGCTTGTGTGTTATGCTGTTTACATGATGCCCGAGCTACGACCCCGCTTGGAAACATGTCCAAGCATATCACCAGCCAGGCCGTGCACCCCCGCCAAGCCACCCACACGCCCAAGGTGCCTGTGCAGAGCACGAGCATGGCCAACATAGTGAGAACCACCCTTCATGGGCACGCCACGCCCGACCATGCGATTCAGATGCGTCTTCGTAGTGCCAGACTCCGGCGTCGCCGCCTCCACATCTGCACTATTAAGGATCGTCTTGCGAATCGCCGACTGGCCACGGACCGTCTCAAAAAATCCCGTATTGATCGCAATGACCGTGATCGTAACCGCATTGAGATAGTCATAGAAACCATACGGGTTTGACGTCTGCACCGTCGCCTGGAACGAGTAGTTTCCAAGGCACCCGGGAGCAAGGCCGGGGCTGAGCGTGATATCGTGGCCCATGCGAAGTAGAATGGGGCCACCGCTGAGCTGGGTGACGCCCGTCTGCTTGTACTGGACCGCCGTGGTCACGGCAGTGGACGAAGAAGTAATACGCGCAGAAGAAGCAAGGCTACCCTGCGAATAACCGCGCCACTGATGCCAGTCCATGTCAAGACCACTTGCAACAGCAGACTCGTAGAGATTGAACTGCTGAAACCCCGAACAAAGGTTGCTAAAGTTGTCGAACGTAACGGACACGTTCTGAATCGGAATGTACTGATCAAGCTGGCCGGGGCCCTTCGTTGCGGGCTTGACATACAGCATAATCATATCAGGGATCGACGTGAGAGAAATCGTCTGCGTGCGCACCGTCTGCGTGCCAGCAAATGACGAACCCGTGAGAGTCTGGGTGTAACGCGGAAACTCGACATACGGCACAGTCGACACAAGCGGGAGTGTGATATCAGGGCCGGGAGTAAGGAATGCTGCAAACACGGTGGGGTTTGTCCACGGTCCATACTGATTCGAAGACGACCCAAACGCAAGATCGCTGAGAATGGTGCGAATATTTGAGGATCGGATGATATTGCCCGTGTTCTGCGTAGGACGCGTCAGGTCGTCGACCCACCAAGGAAGAGTTGCAAGCGCCGCGCTACCAGGGGCTGCACCAGTCACGCCGACGTTAGAAGCAGCATAACACGTACCAAGGGCACCAAAGTTGAGAACAAACTGCATATTTGTCATGCCATAAAGACCAACCGTTGTGAACTCAGCGCTATCAGCCCAGATGAGAGGGGAGACAACGAGCGGTTCGACCACTGCCATCTGCCCAAAAACAGGCATAGGGCCCTGCGTGACCTGGTATCCAGCACTCAGACTAAAAGTAGTGCCAACTGGAACGTTGCCACCATAAAGGACCGTAGCAAGCGTAGTAGCTGCGCAGATATTATACGTAGACCCAATGCAACCGAGAGAGCCAGTTAGCAGATTAGCAACCCAGCCAACGGGAGTCGGTGCGGCCTGGCCAAAAGAAGGAGTAGTCACCGAAGCAGTCGCATAAAGGCGAGCGCCAATCATGCAATACGGAGGGACGTTCCTCAGAAGCCTGACAGTCTGAACGTTACCAGCGCCGCCTGAAAACACAAAACCAGCGTCACCCGAATACGTCCAAGCCACAGTCGCATCGGTCGCAGCCCCAATAACGTTAAAGACACCGGTCATATCTCCACCCGGAAATCCGGTCGTCCACACCGGCTGATTGTTGACAAAAGGAACGACAGTGGCAGTGGGAAATGAGCTTGCACCAGCGACGTTTGAAGGCAGCGGGGCTGCGATATACCAACCAACACCCGACTGAGCGCCGCCGTTAGCAACGATACCATTAGTACCAAGACCAAAATTTCCAGTAGTTCCCACGGCAAGGAAGGGATACGTAGCGAGACCGCCATTCTGACCAGCACCCGCACCCGAGAGAATCGTCGTCGCACTGGAAAGTGGGTTTGACTGCGTTGCATCCGAAAACCAGGTAATCGGAAAGGCGCCAGTAGGAATATCACCCTGTGAATCAACAGTCGAATACGACGAGAAATTGCCATTCTGTGCATTTGCGTCGTCGCGTCCCCAGCTGTACACGTCGATGTTCGAGGGGGTCGTTCGCTGCTTCTGGTTCTCCGGCATACTTGTAAGAAGCAGCTGCTCGTGTAGTGTATCGCCGTTCGTAGTGGTTGTACAGTCGTTAAGTGTTGCAGTCATATTTGTGAGCGACGACTGTAGAGGAAACATACACGGCGCAAGATCCTTCGAGCTGACAGCCGTCGCGTAACCCAGCGGCTGAAAAGCCTGCGACTGGAATGCATTGGAAAGACCGGCATCAGAACTCAGGTGGAACTGAATACTCGCAGACGGATCAGGGACATCGTATGTCATCGGAACCTCAAACTCGACGTTTGTATATGTCGCCCACGCCGGAAGTGCAATATTCACATAAAAGTACTGGGAAGAAACACCAGGAAATGCGTTTCCAGTGATAATCAGACCCGCAGGCAGCGGACCGTTCGTGACCATTGCGGCCGTAGGGGCAGAACCAGCAGCAGCCGTAGATGTATAATTGGCACTCCTCTGGGAGTAAAGAGCGGTACCAGGGGGGAGAATTACGGTATTGCCACCGATTGCAGGCTGGCTGGTAAACCGGATAATGTACGGATTAATATTGGCAACAGCGGCAATAGGATAGCCAGTAGGGAGAGACTGGTCAACAACACCGGTGAGCAGGGAACCAGCGGCGTTGTTAAAGCCCTTCACAGACGGACCGCGCGCACCGCTGTAAAAAAGATTGGCCGTGAAGTTGAGACCAGCCGACAGCTGGAGCTTACGATCGACAAAGACGTTCAGAGACGGCACAAGAACCTGAAACGTCATCTGAGCGGCCGTTGCAGCGATAGCACTAAACGGTGCAACGCTTACAGAAAGCGCACCCTTCTGCACTGCATACGCCGGCTCATCCTGCTGCAGTCGAGCATCGTACACGGCGATCTTCTGAATTGTACTCATTCTAACCAATATAAGTATATTATGTGATGACACTTAAAGAGAGCGAGTCTACAATGTGACTGGTGTTCTAACCAGATAATGTTCACTCAATATTTGCGATCGAACCGCCATCTCATGTTCAAAGAACCGCCATTCGAAAGTGTCACAGGTCGAAGAAGCTGGGTCGACTTCATTCGCATCCATGCCTGATAGCTAAACTTATTGAATGTGACGCCATGTTGGAGATCCATAGGAATAACCGACTGGGGTTCGAATACAATTTGATTTCTATACTCCTGGCCAGTCTGCATTGACCCAGCCTTGACAATGAACTCGCCGATGATCTTGAGAGTTGCTGCATTCGTACTCTGCCCACCACCACCATTGCCAACCAAAAATGAATTCTGTCCTGTAATATTAAGATTGTAGACTGTGTTCTCAACGGAGCCAATAGCTACTCCGTTATCACCAAGTACAACTGGGGGGATGATCTGATCATCGAGGACTGGAATATCACCAGATGTAATTACGATTGTGTCAATCGGATTCCACATTAACCCAGCAGAAGCATAATCCTGAGGGAACGTGTAAATAAAAGGCTGGTTCCCAGCAACGCGAGTGATTGGGAGATATCCAGTCGTAGCAACAGTGGGGTTGACAAGAGGCAGAGGAAGTGGAACAGCAAGACCTGCGTTTGCTGCCTGGGGTCCATATCGCACATAAGAAGTCACGACGCTTGTTTTGGGGTCAACAAATGTCAAACGAAGCGTGGGCCAATTCCCAAATAGCTGATTGAAGTAATCATCAGCCTCGATAACCATGCGTTCATCGTAAACTACACCGGGGTGACGAAATATCGTATACGCGGGACTGGTGTTTGACGACGTCGTACCCGTAAGCCCCCAGGAATCGCGTGCCTGGTCGTTAAGTGTAGCATTAAGAGTCTGCTGGAATGGGGATGCGGGGAAGAGTGTATTATCGACAATTCCAGCGTATCCGTCATACACATTCGTCGCTAATGTGCCTCCGAACCCGTAGCTGTCAAGATTCAACACAAACAGATCCGTAGATGGGTTGTATGTAATTGTCGGTGTAATGGTTCCGATCGTGGGGGCATTGTTTTGAAGAAACGAAGCAGACCCAGCAGAGTTGAATGCAACGCCAGTGTTCCAGTATGTGGTGTTCGTGGGAAGTTCTGCGCCCGTTGTCGCAAGCTTGCATGAATAGTAGGCGGGAATGGCAGCTCCTGTACTGTATGTAACGACATCGCCAATATTATACACTACGCCAATCGTCCATGAGTTTAGAATTGACGGACCGCAATCCACCCACGCGGGATTCACCGTATTCGTAGATGACGAAAGAATAGGACACACATTCGCGTTCGCAATCTGAGAATAGTACGCGCGCCCCTTAAACACTACACTGTTGGCAGCAGAAGGACCTGCTGTGTAAGATGTGGTTTCAGACCAGGGAAGAAGCGCGCGACAATTTGAATAACATGCATTGAAAAGCTGGCGCTGGAGACACTGGTCGACATAAGGGGTATTGTTACTTCCATCCCATTCATCAAAAATCAAGCGCTGAAAGGTTGGGTTGACACACTGATTTAGCACGTGTTGATATGTGTAACAATCAAAATAAGTGCCTACGTAACCAGCTGCGACTTCCTGGGCAGCGGGTGTGATAACTGAAGTATCCTCCGGCACCCAACGCACATTCTTGTATGAATACAGATTCAACGTTGTGCGGAAGGCAAGTTGAAATGGCCTAGGCGTAATAAATGCAACGCTCGGCACAAGCGTGGCAATCTGACCAGGAATAAATCCAAGTAGCTTACAGGCCTGGAGGATGCCCTGCTTTGATCCGGGATTCGAAGTGGATGGGTTCAAGTTGGACTGTTGGGTGTTTGACGGCATGGAAAAGTCAAAGTATATGTTACTTGTGGTATTATTCGTGAACGAAAGGTAACGACCAGACACAGCGACAGTTACAGATCCAATGAAGCCATTTATTGCAGTTTGTAGCCTTGAAGCTAGAACTGCAGCAGTGCAATCGGGGTTTGACGATATAGAACCGAGGTTGATAAGTACAGGGGATACAGTAGTTGCGACTGTAAGAGCTGCCGTGTAAAATGGAAGATATCCATATGTTGGCCACGATGCAAGAACAGGGTCAATTGATTCCGCGACACTACTTGCAGTGCTGCCTTGTGCATAAACAGGACCGGTCCAAGTCAGTGCAAGACCTGGCTGCATAGTCGTCTCCCACAAGAGTGTACCATTCTCAATCACCGGGTTCGGATACGCAGCAGTCGACGGACGAAGGAGTGGCACAAATAGTGGAAAGTTGTCAGTCGTGATGTTACCACGGATAAGGGAAAGTGTGAACTTTGACGTATCAGGGATGAGGGGACGCGTGCGAGTATCACTGAAAACGGCAAAGCGACCGTGAGTGCCTTGCGCAGTAACGCCAGAGTCTGTAGAAATACCGACAGTCAAATTCGTATCATAGTGAACAGTGCCACCACCCGTTACCATAGATTGACCTGTACTGATATTGCCCTCGGTTAGGCCTCGCTTTCCAGTAGAATACATCTTAGTCTTTTGTTCTTGCCTAGAGTGCAGATAAGTAAGGTAGCTTCTTCTTTTGCCTCTCTTTTGCCACTTTCGCTTTCAGCTGATTTGACTTTCGACTTTCGAGGTGATATAGATAAGAGCCAAGGCAGTTTCGCCTTTCCTTTAAGTCACCTCGAAAATCGAAAATCCAAATTCATTGAAAATGGAAAAGGTACACGTCGTATCTTCTGTGAGGAGTGGCGATGGCAGGGTATTTGTTATGGTGGAGGTGCCAAATTTGCTAAATGGGTCTGGAAAAAATGACCCAGCAAACCCAGCAATGCTTAAGGAGCAAGAGTATTTCAAACCCACACAGAAAGGTGCTCCGGATGTAGTCAAGACAGCTTTAATAACCGGCGCACCACCTGCTGAATTTCTAGACAAAAAGCTACCAAGTCTGATGTGGCGACTAAACCAACCAAGCGCGGATGCTCCGCACGATCCCAATACCAAGACGTTTGAAATTTGGTCTGATGATCACAGCGAGCGATATGCATATTGCGTTTTATCTACACCACCGAATACGCGTCTATATGGATATGAAGCAGTAATTGACTTTCACGAAGCTCATCCGAAAGGCCTTGGACTGGGGACGTTTTTATATCAAACACTGGTGGAGCCTTATGTGCGTTCGCTGCATTATAAAGCAATTACACTAACCCCTTTGGACTCTGCAATAGAGTTTTGGACTAAGATGGGGTTTAAACGTATTCCTGGTGGTGACATGAGAAAAGTTCTATCCGATGGCGGTGGCGGTGGCGGTGGCGGTGGCGGTGGCGGTGGGAGTGCGAAACTGGAGGGAGAGGGGCGTGGTAGCGATGACGCGCCTAAGTCTGCTGCTGGATATGCGTATTCAGATCTAGATATCCATCGAGCCTTGGGTGCGAAAATCCCTATCCACAGGTATCCGGATCTACTAAGGATGTCTTCTCCGGATGCTCTTTTTAAGAACCAGAATGCCGCGGTTCTTCTTTTTTTGACTGAGGGGAAAGACAATGGGCATTGGATTGCTGTTCTCGATCATGGTACTCATTATGAAGTGTTTGATAGCTTCGGGACTGAGATCGACGGAGATCGAGCCTGGCTTGATAAGCAAAAGCTTTTCGAGTTTAATGAGACGCTCCCTCTTCTATCCAATCTACTAGTACGTGGAAATAAACCGATTGACCACAATTCGACAAAGCTTCAAAGCGACCATGCGGATACGTGTGGGCGATGGGTTGTTTGGCGCATTCGAAATTCAAATAAGCCACTAAAGGCGTTTGTCGCTGAGATGAAGGGATCTGGAAAGGGAACCCCTGATCAGCTTGTTGTTGACTATACATATGGGATTCTAAATAAGTAGTGGGGTATGAACGCGAGATCAAGAGTGCAACGCTTATCCGTCGTCCTCGTCGTTCTCTTGCGCGCCCTCGCCTCGCTCTTGTATCGCGGCGAGCTTTCGCTTCTTCGAGTCGGCCATAGACTGCTTGAGCCGTGCCTCTCGAAGAACGACACCTCGGTCATAGGCCTCTCGCTCTTCAGCATCCTCCGCATCATCTCGCCTCTTTTTGTCGGCCTCGACCTCTGCAAGTCGCGCTGCATCTCGCGCCTTCGTCTCATCCTCGAGATACCGCGTAAAAAGGTCGAGTCCGCTCTCGACTGGCTCCTCGGCCATGGCTGCACCAATCGGCTGCGACTCGTGGTGGAAGGCGTCGGCGGGGGATAAGACGATATGCTGAAGGCGGTCTGCGCTCCACACCCCAATGGGAGGCGCTGAATTGGAGAAGAAAAAGACATGGGGAACGTGGAATACCTTGAGACGCGACATGTACTTTGAGCTGTAGATCTGTCCGTTCTTCAGCTTCTCTGCGACTGAATACAAATCCTTGAGCGTCAAAGGGTCGATGCATCGCGCGAGATCAAAGATGACAATGGGTTGCCCAGTGTACGAAAAGGCTGCATCCATGTGTCGCCCGTCAAGCTCAATGGCCTTCATCTCTCGGCACATGTAGGTCGTAAGCCTGCTCTTTCCTGTATTGCCCTTACCATCTTCTACCCAGTAGATGTGGCGATTGTGGGGCTTTCCAGATGCGATCTTGTGGATAGCCGCCTGCCATGGCCTTAGCTTAAAGTCGTCCTGCTCGCGCACGCGCGGCACGACAAGCTGTGCAAGCTGTGTGATGCCATTCGCGTACCGAACAAACTGGCCTGGAAACTGCTCCGCGACACGCTTGACGCCTTCCTCGGGTCCGTGTTCTCTGCAGATCTCGCGAATCTCCTCCATATCCGTCCGCGCACCGACAGAGGCGCGATCCATCTTACCAAAAATCCACGGCGCGGGTAGGATAAGGTCATCCGGACCCCTGTATCGCGTATCAGAGGATGTCCTTGATTTGATAAGCCGGTCGCGATCCTTGATAAAGGCGGGCGAGATGACAAAGTTGTCATCGTCAGTCACGCGCAGCCACTCGCGGATGCGTAGAGGCGTCACCTGAAGACCAAACTCGATATAGCCCTTGAAGATAAGACTCACGCCGCTATCCTCATCATTATCTGCTTCATCCTCGTCTTCGCCATCTCCACCGGCAGCCTCCTCGTCCAGTTTAACCTCGATCTGACCGCATGCAAAGGTCAGCGCCTCTGCAAGCGCCGCTCCGGGCGCCGGGGGTTCCTTCCAGTCGACCGACACGTCAAACTGAAAAAGAAATGCCCTTGCAAGGAGGGATATACCGTGCTTCCTGCGATACGAAGCTGCTGTCGACAGACTTTTTGTGCTCGGCTCACTACTAGACACAACACTTGAGGTATCGCCCATTGTGGATCAATAAGTGCACCGAGTGCACCAGTGCGATAAGGGGATGAATGTTCAGTCAAAGTGAACAATTGCAGATTTCTTCATTCTTTGAAACACAACATGCAGTGGCAAAAAGAGACACTACGCGAGCGGGGTTTAAATGGGCGGGGTTCTTATACAAGCTTATGCATGCCAATGATAATAAGATCGTTATGTTCCTATCGTAGACCATGAAAAATACTGTGCCCCCGCTCCACCCTGTGACCAGTAGATGGTGAACTGCGATGGTGAAGTCTGTGTGCATGCAATATTTGCTGCAGGGCTATCTCGCATTGATGCAAACGCCGCATAACTTAGCGTAGATGAATACGCAGTGGGGATAGTCACAATAAAGCTTCCGGATGCACCTGTCCCGCCTTGCACGTTGGATCCAAACTGGATAAGAGGTGGCTTCTGAAGCAGAGCACGATAAGCCCAAACGGAGCTGGCATTGTCTGTATTGGTATTACTTAGCGGATTACTCATCCTAGTCTATCAAGAAAAACGAAGACCCCCCTTGCGCTTCTTATGATGCTTTTTTTTCTCGAACTTCTTACTGGCTCTGATAATGTTCTTAAGAGCGTCCTTGATCAAAGCGATACGCCCTTTCCGTGCGCCGTGCTCTCCTGCATACTTGAAAGCAGGTCCGCGCGCAGGGCTTGAATAGACCGCTTTCGTCATTTTAAAGCTGATATGGCTTCGATTGTACCTATTAACACAGACTCGGCTGCGAGTGTTCTTGAATATCGTGCTTCGCTTGGTCTTGGTACCTCTATTCTTACAGGTACTCTAAACGCTACGAATGTAAATACCACGAATCTTTCTTCTGCTACCGTTACTGCATCTACAGTTAATGCTCAGGGAAACGTGACAATGAGCAATGGAGGTGTTCTCTCTCTTGCGGCGCCCTTATCTCTTTCGACAGCCGCGCCTGCATCTTTTTCCGACCTTGGGTATACAAGCAACATTTCGACTAACCCGTCAGCGATCAACATGACATCAGGTACCGCTTATGCAGTTGGATCCCTGACCCTTACTCTTCCAGGTGTTTATTATGTATCCGCTATGGTAGCTATTCAAATCCCCACAGGGACATCAGTATCAACCGCCCTTATATATCATTTTACTTTTCCAAATTGCATGGTAAATAATAACCTTTATAGTGGAATTCCCTATGGCCCGACTGTGTTTTCAGCCCCTAATACTATTACATTGCAGATAAACAGTGTTATCGTTGTCCAGAGTCCAGGTTCGTCTACGTGTACTTTGTACGCCAAACTAACTTTCACTGGCGGTACAACTCCGTATATTCTTCCTAATACTACACCGGGTGCGACGTACACGATTACTCGCATTGGGTGAAATCACACAGACTCCTTCTCCCTCTTCTTAATCGCATCTACACATGCAGGCAGAAACTTGTCGTGGAAAAATGTTGTCCCCGCGTCGACTGTTCGTTTCGCGTATACTGATACATATGGCACGTGTGCCACAAAGAACTGATGGGGTTGCCATACAACGAACCAAGCGCGGACGCATCGGACATCAGGATACCGCTCGCGTAGAAGGTGCATGCTTCCCTGAAGCTGGGGCATATACTGCCGCGGCACACAGATTGAGTTTTTGGCGGCGTATGGATGTCCGGGGCCTGATCGCTGGTATGCTGGGCACTTGTACTCGATAAGCTCAACTTCTGTGCGATCCTTGTTCCACAGCAATGCGTCTGGGCTGAACCCAAGCCACCGCGTTGCATCTGTGGAAAGGAGAGCTGGGTGCTCAAGCGTGCTGCCATCCGCGAACCAAAAATCCTTGGCTGTAAAGCTAAAGAGTCTATCCGACGCTTGAATAGGTACGTTCTTTTCGCCATCCCAACGGCATGCGGGTCCTAGATGGGTGCCTAGAAATTGAACAAAGGCATCCTCTGCGTGGATTTCGTGTATGGATCCCCATTGGGTGTATGCATTGCCGTGAAAGGGGTCTTTGCTTGGATACACCTTTGCTTCCAAAAGCTTAGCTGCTGACATGTTTGGATTCTCATGCGCGGCGCTTGCGAATTGAGATCCCGTTACACGAAAAGAGCGAGCCGTGTGCCATGCAGGCGATCTCTGCGGTGCATCGCAATCACCAGAAGGTGCAGCCATGTACTCAAAAAGAGACTCAGGTGTAAGCGAAGGTAGGTTCGAACGAAATGCCTTATACTCCTCGTGGCCCTTCTCCCATGGCATGCCTTCCTTTTGGCATACTGGAGATACAAAAACGGGAAGCTCGGTAAGCTCAAATTCTGCGTGTTCGATAGGCGTCTCCATTGCATTTGAAACAGTAAGAGGAGCGAGACCGAATTTCGTATCCTTTGCTTCACAATTCGCTATCGTGATAAGGTGCATTGTAGGTGCGTTCTTTTTGATGGGGTCGCGTTTCACTCCAATACACGCCTTTCCATCTTCATGCTCAGATACACCCGATGCCATCATCGCCGCGCTCCTTTTTGCCCTCGAAGCCATCAGCTCGTGTCGGTGGATGTGTCGCTCGTATAGCTCTCACTCGTCGTCCTCCTGCGTGCACTGGTACGCGGCGGTCGAAGTGTGGCGCATGCTCTCAAGAGCGTCGCGCTCGGCCTGCTCCTGCATCTGCGCCTGGAACGCACTGTAGAGGTACGCGTTGCCCGACGAGCTGCTAGAAGAGCTGCTGGAAGAGCTGGAAGATGCGGCCGCGCCGGCGCCGACGCTCTCGAGAGCGATGCGCCTACGGACCGGCAGGTCCGTGGCCGTATCGAGAGACGGCATGTCGCCGCTATCGCCCTCAAGGCCGTCGTCGCCCTCGGCGAAGGCCCTTGAGCGCGCCGCGATGCCGCTCGCGAGCGCGCGCGCGGGGTGGCGGTGGGAGTGCGAGAATGGAAGGAGAGGGGCGTGGTAGCGATGACGCGCCTAAGTCTGCTGCTGGATATGCGTATTCAGATCTGGATATCCATCGAGCTTTGGGTGCGAAAATCCCTATCCACAGGTATCCGGATTTACTAAGGATGTCTTCTCCGGATGCTCTTTTTAAGAACCAGAATGCTGCAGTTCTCCTTTTCTTGACTGAGGGGAAAGATAATGGGCATTGGATTGCTGTTCTCGATCATGGT